AAGAAGATTTGATAACCCTTGCAATGATACACAAGGCAAGGAAAGGTGATGTCGGTGCGTACAAACAATTGATGGATTCGGGATTTGGTATGCCCACCCAACAAATTGATGTCACCACCGAAAAACCAATCTTCAATGGTATTGACTTGGATGTGAAATAATGCTTCAAAAAACCACCGCTCAAACGAAGATTTCACAACTGCGAAAGCGGGTTAGAATCGTGCGCGGTGGAACATCCTCATCAAAAACATTCAGTATTATTCCCATGCTAATCACATACGCGGTGCAAAACCCAAAGTGTGAAATCAGCGTGGTATCGGAAACCATCCCGCATTTGCGAAGGGGTGCAATCCGTGACTTTCTTAAAATCATGGACATGGTTGGAATGTACGATGTAAACAAGTGGAACAAATCTTCACTCACTTACACATTCTCAAACGATTCATACATTGAATTCTTTTCAGCGGATCAACCCCAAAAGTTAAGAGGTGCAAGGCGTGATGTTTTATTTGTAAACGAGTGCAACAACATCGATTGGGAATCGTACTACCAAATGGCAATCCGTACCCGTAAATTCATTTATTTGGATTACAACCCAGTGGCGGAATTTTGGGTGGATAGTGAATTGGTTGGGGATCCTGATGCGGAAATGATTGTACTTACCTACAAAGACAACGAAGCGTTGGATAAATCCATTGTGGCTGAAATTGAAAAGGCACGGGATAGGGCAGAAACAAGCAACTATTGGCGAAACTGGTGGAAAGTATTTGGGCTTGGTGAGATTGGAAACCTTCAAGGGGTTATCTTTTCCAATTGGCAAACCATTGACAAAATTCCCGAGGATGCAAGGTTACTTGGTTGCGGTGTGGATTTCGGTTATACAAACGACCCTACGGCAATAGTAGCCGTATATGAGTACAATGGCCAACGAATCGTTGATGAGGTCGCATATCGCACGGGAATGCTTAATTCGGATATTGCAAAGGCATTGCCCAACTTTGTTCCAGTGTATGCAGATAGTGCAGAACCAAAATCAATTGATGAAATACGCAGATACGGCATCAGAATCAAGGGCGTAACCAAAGGAAAGGATTCAATTAACTACGGAATCCAAATCATGCAATCACAATCCTATTTGGTTACATCCACATCCACAAACCTAATTAAAGAACTGCGCAACTATTGTTGGGATACTGATGCCCAAGGGCGCACAATGAACACACCAACGGGTACGGATCACGGAATTGACAGTTGGAGATATCACGAGATGATGGCACTTGGAATCAAATCATCATACGGCCAATACGATATCAGATAATTTTTTTAATTATTTTTCATTTTATATTTGGAATTACAAATAATAGGTGTATATTTGCCACATGGATATGACAAAAACACAAAACACAATGGAAATTTCTAAATTGACTGGTACTGATTATGCTAAAATGTTAACGCAGGACCAAATGGAAAACTTTTTAATGGAGTTGGCCAAAAAGGGCGAAAATTTTGGTGATGTTGAAAACAGAGAATTCAAAGGATTCAAACACTTTGTTATGGGATGTTTTCATTGGGGTAGTAGCGTTAAGGGATTTATGTATTGGAATGGAGTGTCAATAAAGTTCGATAAATAACAAATGAATTTAGGCGAATTTGATTGCTCAACGGGATTAATCAATGTTTTGTATCACGACAAAATAAAGGACATTTCGGTCCGCACATCAACCATTAAAGACATGGCATTGATTGACAAACTTCAAAAGGAGAATTCAAACGCCGTTGGGTTTATTCAAAAATCAATTTGGGATAAATATGTGTTCGGTGGTGAACGGAACTTTGTGGTACTGATTTGCGAAGCAAACAATGATGCGGTGGGTTATGTATTAATCACCCCAGGAATGACGGCATACAGATATGCCAAGATTCAACAAATCTGTGTGCGTAACGATGCAAGGCGATTACACTATGGTACTGCATTGCTTGATGTGTGCAAACAATTCTGCATCAAGTTTCATCGGATTGGTTTCACTTTGCGGTGCCGTGTTGATTTGGATTCAAACAACTTTTGGAGGTCACTTGGATTTACCCATTACGACACATGGATTAAGGGAAAGGTAAACCATGTTGGATTCAAAGCATCCAATGACATCAATTTATGGAAAATAGAATTGAACAACAACATACTACAATTATTTTGACAAATGGAAATTAAAGATTATCGGTATTCAAACGAATTAAGAACAAAGGCAAAGGCATTGCCAATGTATGAGGAATTCATCAAACTGGTTGATGATGACAAAAAGGTACAAAAGTACAACACCATCCAAGATATGTTATTGGATGCGTTCAAATGGGATGCAAGTCCACAAGGCCAGGACTATTGGCAATCGGTGTATGATTCAATTGTGATTATTGACCATCCAAGATGCCCCAAATGTAACCGACTTGCAAAGGTGACATTCAGCAAATCCAAAGGGAATTATCGTTGCTTTTTATGTAAAATAAACTACAAATGACAAGCCATTACCAAGAAGTGCATAACCTCAAACAAGAAATCAGGCGGATGCGGTTGCAGATGATTGAACAGAAATCGGACTATGACAATTTGGTGCGTGCGTTGAAGCGTGAAATTGTCCAGCCAAAAACCGACATCAATTTAGAACCCACCCCATGGCGTGAAGTGTTACGGGCAATCTGTGAGGTTTACGACCTTACACCCGACACAGTGATAACAAGGTCAAGAAAACGAAGGCCATTGTATGCCCGTCATATGTTTAACCACATTTGCAGAAAGCGGTTGGAAATGACATACGAAGAAATTGGGCTAATCTGTGGGCGGGATCACTCCACTATCATTTCATCGGTGCGTGAATTTGGGGATATTTTACAGACCGATAAAGAAGTCCAAAGATACCATGCAAGGGTACACACCATCCTTCACGAAAGATTCCCGTAAACATTCGGGGATTTCGGCGTTTTATTAATATATGATTGAAAACAAAAAGATAATTGTACCTACCGAACTGCGTGATGTAAAGTTACATCAAATGATAACATACAACGGGCTAAAACCCGAAATGGATGATGTATCAAGGCAGTTGGAAGCGGTGGCAATCTTTTGTGACTTGACCATGTCGGAGGTTAAGAATATGCCATTTGACACACTGAAATACTGTGTGGAAAAAATCACAACCATGTTGGAATCTAAACCAACATTCACACCCAGGTTCGAGTACAAAGGCATTGAATACGGATTCATTCCAAACTTTGACGAACTCACAACGGGTGAATTCATTGACATTGAAAATTACTGCAAAGAACCAAACGACCTTTGGAAAGTGTTGTCGGTTTTGTATCGCCCCATTACCAAAAAAGGACAGAATGGGAGGTACGAAATCATGGCTTACAATGCCGACCTAAATTCCGCATTTAAGGACATTGATGCTAACACTGCATTTGGTGCGATGCTTTTTTTTTGGAGTTTAGGAATCGACTTATTGAATTCTTTCCAGAAGTATTTGCGGATGGTGAGGAGGGGGGAAGTGGCGATGAAATACGCCTTACCAAAAAATGGGGATGGTTTGGAATGGTCTACCGACTTGCTAACCGAAATTTCCTCAACCTTGACAATGTGTATACAAAGCCCATTCAGACCGCTCTCATGTGGACCGCTTACGAAAGTGACATTGCGAAGATGGAACAAAAAGCAATTAGAAAAAAATGAACAATAATCACATAGGCACGGCATTTGAGTTGATGAAGGATATTGCAACCGAAGAAGGTTGGAACTATTCCCATGGTACATTGACCGAACTTGATTTCAAGGCGTTTTTGGTATTTCCATTGATGCACTGTTCGATTCAATCCGTGGCATTAACAGACCAAGTGGCAACCATTCAAATGAATGTAATGGTGGCGGATCGTGTGAACTTTCTGAAAACGGAAAACGAACAAGAAAACCTTATCACCGAGTATTCGGAATATGGATACACCGAAAACCAAAACTACGGACACATCCTTCAAGATTTGTATGTGCGGTTTTCAAAAGGTTTGTGGCGCACGGAACAGAATTACTACAACCAAGTGCAATACATTCGCCCGATTACTTTTCAACCATTTATTGAAACAATGGACACGGTATTGGGTGGTTATCAAATCACAGTTGGCATAGAACTGATTAACCCTTGGGTGACTGATGGCGATTGCGTTTAAGAATAGCGAAGCCGTTGTTGCGGAGTATTCCAATAAATGGGCAGTTGCTGCCCGTATGATGTTGGAGGTAAAAAGACCACGCACATCCATCCGTGCCAAATGGAAAAAAGTTGGTGAAGGTTGGACACCCATTTCAGTTACCAAAAAGACATTCCGTGGAAACTATGTGGCATCAGGCCAATTGGTGAATTCTATTCAACCCAATCCAAACGGAATGACATTGGGCATCACCATGAACAAAACGGGTGACTATGTGCAGAATGGTAGAAAGCCAGGTAAAGGCATACCACTTGAATCAATGCGTAATTGGACAAAGATGAAACGCATCCAACCGCGTGATTTGTCAACTGGTAAATTCAAATCCAAGGCAACTGCGGAGGGTATGCGGTTTGCAATGAATAGAAAGATAAAACACTTTGGTATTGAACCATTCCCGTTTGTGACAATGGCACGGACAGAGATACTACCATCATTCAACAAGGCGTTGACAAAAGCAATGGCACAAGATATTAAAAACAGATTTAAGCGATGATTTTTAACCAACAACCAGAATCAATAGTTGGGTGTAATTCCCCAATCATGTATCAATTTTACGATGCACTTTATACCTCCACAAAATTCTATTATCAATGTGATGTGTATGTGTGGAGTGGCACGGCAACAATTCCCGCATCCCCAAATTGGACCATCAACAGAAAGCCCGACCAATACGGAAGTGGGCGTGGATGGATTGACATTCACAAATTGGTGCAACAAGAAGTAACCCGTGATTTTTTAATCAATGGAACTTACAAACCAAACATCGGAAGCGGTGCAAAGCGATTTGCCGTAAAGGTTCGGGGTGCATACTATGTTGGAACGACACTAACATTCACAAGTTATGTAACAAGCAATGTCGGTTTAGCATCTGCGGGTTACGCTTACACTGCGGAAGGATTCAACCAAGGTTATCCAACCAAATATGTGTTCACAGACAAATCAAAGGTTACATTGACCACGGCAACACCAAGTGCGTATCTGTGGTACGATGCGAGTGTGATTACATCCATTGTGTGTGGAAGCGCAACCATTACACCAAATACGATAACGGGATCAGATCAATTGATACAAGGCATAGAGTTGAAGCAACTGATAACGGCAGGTGGAACTTGGGGTGCAGATATCAATATCACGTTTGT